CTCTTGCATAGTCTATATAATGATCATAAACTCCACCGTTATTCTCTGCATAAAACAATCCAGATATCCAAATTCCACTAACATTTATCGGAGCTTCACCTCCAGTATAAGTTGGATTTTGACTCTCCCAAACCCAATTTGAACTGTTTCCTGCCCAAAATCTGAAATTACTAAATTCTTGTCTATATGCAGGTCTTAATTGAGCTAAAGAGTAACCGTCATATCCAACTATTCCAGTAGTGAAGTTATAATATCCACCAGCGTCAATAAGAGATTGAGAAATTTTATTTATTATATTTTCTCTAATTATTGTTCTTGGAGTTAATTGTCCGAAATAAGAAATATCTCTAAAAATACCCATACCAAAATTCCTTTTTTTAGTCTAATTACAAATATAATACGCTTTATGTAGATTCGCCAAGAACTGTTTTAACTAAATTAGTTAGATATTTTTCAGGATTTATTCCAAGTGCGCCAGCTTGTTTAATTACTTGCAATCTTAAGACACCTTGATCAACGCCAGTAAATGCAGCAACTCTAGCTATTTGTTGATCTATACTTGCTGAAGATATGGCGTCGTCTAATTCTCTAAGCTCTGTAGCAAATCCAGTAGTATAGTTTTGATTAGCGCCTTTAAAATCTTGACTTACGTCTGCTCCTGCACTAGCTCCTAATCCGCCTATTGTTTTTGCTCTGTTTTGTAGTGACCTTTGTGCTCTTATTAATGCTAGCTGCAAATTTTTTTTAACTTGCTTTAAGCAGCTAGGCACTGTTTTTATCGCGGCTTTTTCTATATTTGGTAGGTACTTTTTAAAAGTATTTTCTATTATACTTTCTGCTTCTGGAGCAGGCCTCCATTCATTAGGGTCATAACTTCCTCCCTGTATCATTATATGAGTACCTGAGCGGCTGTATTTATTTATAGATGAAAAATCTTCGAAGGTTTCTCCTGGAAAAGGGAAAACTTGAAAAGCAGAAGAGACTTCAGTTATTCCCAAGTCTGCTTCCTCAAGCCAAAATCTTCTTCCTACGTTTTTCCTACCACCGGTCCTAAAACTAGTTTGTTGATAAGCCTTTTCGGCTATGTCTCTAATTTTTGATTCAATTAACGATATTGAACTACCCGAAGATCCACAGGCCGTAACTCTAATAAAGTAAGCCTTTTTAAAATATGCTCGTAGTTTGGCGTAATTAAATCTTTTTGGTATACCTAAAGCACCTCTATAATCAACGTTTTCTGGTCTAGTAAAGTCTATATTTGGATGTTTTGTTATTTTTGGTAAAACATATTGAGATATATATTTATTTGCAGCTTTGGTCATTCTAGGAGAACAAAGTTTACAAACATTTGTTAATATGCTTTGCTTTATTTCTTTTGATCCAAAAATAGCACCTACAGCATTTTTAATAAGGCTGTCATTAGCTGCAGCTTTAATGTCTAAATCAATTCTAATGTTTGCTTCTCTAGCCATTAAAAATCCGCCCAGTAAGACATTGCGTTTACATCAGCTCCTAGGCCATAAGTAATTGGAGGTTTTGATAATTTAGTTTTAAACTCTTTATCAGAGTCGGCATAAAAAACAGCATAAGAAGCACGCATAATGTCTGGTATATATTTTTTATCACAAACTAACTTCCAAACATTTACTGAACCCTGTGCAAATATGGTGTTATCAAAATCTTTAGGGTTTCCGTATATTTTTCCGTATATAATTTTAAATTTTTCGCCTTGATAAAAACCACTTGCAGAGGTAAAAGCAGAATCTTCGTAACCAGGCATAGAATTAGGTGTGGTAATACCTCCATAACTAGGCATAAATCTAGGCTTAGAACTTACAATATCTTGAAAGCCTTTTTCTGAACTTGCAATTATTTCATTTTGAAAAAATAATTTGCATTTACTCCCCACACCACCCTCAGACTCTAGTAAAGCCTGAGAGATTTGCTTCCAAGAGTCTTTTATGCTGTCAGGTACGTAAGTCAATTTTATCTCCTAGCTGGACCATATTCGGGATAATAAGTAAAGTTTGTTGTCGTGTAACCCAAATCTGCACTTTCGTAAGGACCAAGAATTGCCCTTCCTGCGTATTTATTGCCTCTTTCCCATTCCCATTTAGTTTTTTCGTAATTTTCAATGTACGTTTTTAATGATTCTTGTCTACCTTTTAGGGCGGCTGTTCCATCATAGGAGGTCAAATCATCTTTTATCCTAACGCCGTATTTAGCTACATCTTTTCTAGCTTCAGACATAGATAATATAACTGCCGCTTTAAGTATGAATAAATTTGATAAACCTTTATTTGCAGTATCTGTAGTTGGGTCTGGGTTTATAGTTAGCGAATTTAAATCTACAGTATATGTCGTTGGTAAAACTGATAATTCTGAAACTGCCGCCTGAGCAGCCAAAACAATATATTGATTTAGGTCAAAATCAGAGTAAGAATAAGGTGTACTTATATCTCCTATGTAATACCTTAATCCAGTTATTAATGTAGAGTAAGTAGACATTATAGTATACCAAAATTATCGTATTGGCCGTAAGCTTGAACAGTTCCTGTAGCGTCCTCTGTGATAGCCCAAGCACTTCTAATTACATCAGCACCATCTCCACCAAATTCGTAACTTTCTCCGCTTCCTATGGGTAAACCCTTGCTTATTTGCATAGAGCCAGTAGGCGTATTTATGCCTACAAAAATACGGTTACTTCCAGGATTTAATACTAGTAACTTATAGAATGGGCCTTTTTGGCCGTATAAAGAGCTGTCAAATATAAAACGTCCAGTTGTAGGAACAACCATTCCAGTACCTAAAGAAAAAGGCTCTCTTTTTGCGGCTCTTGAGAAATTGTAACCAGTTGGCGTTTCAGTAAAACTTCCCTGCTGCCCAACGGCAAGGGAGGGATGATTTAATGGTCCATGACCTACAAAAGCTGCATTCGAGGTTGGGCTTATGTTATTTTTTGTATATGCTAGTGCCATATTTTAAATACACAAAAGAAAACCACCGCTCGAAAGCGGTGGTCTTTATTTAGATAACTAAAATTTAGAATGAGCCAGCTAAAACATTTCTAACGTCTAGAACAGCCCATCCACCTTCCATCGAACCATAGAAGCCAACTAATCCATGTCTATGGAGATTTTCATCTTCTGTGATTTCAATTTCTTGACTTACTGGGTGAATAAAGCACTTGTCTGGCTGAGAAAGGTCTAAACCGACGACGAGTTCTTCATCGCTGTTTGGCCCTAAAGAACCACCTAAGGTGCTGCTGTAGTAGAGTTGATACTCTTGACCAACACCAAGTTCGTCCAAGTCGTGGAAGTTTACGCCATACATACCTCTAACAGCGCCTTCTTCACTTCTTTGAATTTGAGTTCTAATGTCATCAGAAACTAGACCAGCACCCCAAGCAGACATGTCTTCAAAAGCCTCTGGTGACATGTATATATCAGTCAATTTCTTTCTAGCGGTACTAGTTGAGTTTCCTCCACCGTTTCTTCGAACTACAGTTTTCATAAGGCTGATAAGCTTAGGAGTGAATGAGCCCGCTGGAGCATCTGCATCATAAGCTAATATACCACGACCTTGTGCTGCAGCTAAAAGAGTTTGCCAGCCGTCATCGTTATTTTTCTTAACGAAAGACATATTAAGAACTTCAATCATTCTTCTTAAGACATCGTATCTAGCATGCTTTAAGAATCTTCTAGTGCAGTCGATTGAGCTACCAATTGAGTAGGTATTAAGCTGAATGTAATCAGCCTCAACTCTACGCATTGGAATTTTGCCGTGGTCAGGTATAACATAAGCCACGTGCTCTTTCTCAGTTCCTGGAGCTAAAAGATCAAGAGGAATTCTTAAGTCGGTGGTTTCAGTAAAATCTTCGGTTACGAAAATATCTGAAACTATATCACCATCAAGGATGCCCTCTCTGATAGGACCTTCTACAGCAACTGCCTTCTCGTTAAGAGCTGCAGCTATACCTTGCGCTATAGACGCCTGAGCTCTAAGAGCAACGTTCTTATCATTACTTCCCGCATTAATTAGAAGCTGTTTTGCTTCTGTGGTTAATTCTTCTGTGTCTACGCTTGCTTTAATTGAATTGTTCATAGTTTTTTACCTACTTTCTATTTATAAATCTATATAAACCTTGGCGTAGCCATCTTCGTCTAACAACGACAAGAATTTGCCTACCTGGAAAGCGCTTGTAAGATTAGCGACACCCCAAGTGCCAGGTAATATTCCGCTACTTGGAGTAATGTATCCTGAAGGGCCTAAATAAGCCTTACCTCCAACTGTAATGCCAGCGCTTGGATAAATCATATTTGTTACAACATATCCTTTTCTAGCGACTAGAACTTTATCGCCTACTTGAGCTTCTGACTTGTAGGGGTTAAGGGTTTGTCTAGTTAGATCGATGTTAACTACATCGTTCATAAGAACGCCTAGTGGTTGTCCAGCGCCTGTTGGATTAAGGCCGTACCAAACCTGGTTAGCTGACTGATCCATTGCAGCGCCAGATGGGCCTGTTGCGGTATTGCCTGTTGGTACAACTATACCGCCTCTAGCTGAACCGTAGGCCCAGCCAGTGGCCGCGAAGAACGAAATGTCTTCATCTACTATGTTTCTATCGGGTTTTAGTGCCATTTTATTTTACCTTTAAGTTTTATACACAGATTATTTTAAAATTAAAATTATTTTCTTTTTCTAGTCAACGTAAAACCTACGAGGTTTTCCGCTGGATTTACTTTATTCTCTGATGATTGATTTAAAACCATGTTGGCTTTAGCAGGAATAAATTTTGATCGCTTTAAAGCCGCTTCTGCCTTTTTAATTCTTTCGTTTTCTTCTAACTCTTTATCTATGGTTTTGGATATCTTTGAAACAGCATTTTTAAGAGCATTATAGCCCTTATCATCAAGAGACGCTAATTCAGCAACGTCCGCCTTAGTGTACTGATCTCCAACGATAGACTGCATTTCCTTGAGTCTATCCTCACCAATTTTGTTAGTGTAAGCCTTATCAGCGATAACTTCTACTTCGCGCGCAAAATCTTTATAGGAATGTAACTCTTGATTTAATACTTGAATATGCGCAGCTGCCTCATTCACTGCTCTTTCGTATTCTGAAAGATCTTTATTGAGGTTATTAATGTGAGCAGTAGCCACCTCAATTGCATTTTTGTACTGAGCATTTTCACCGCTTAGGTCTTTAATTACCTCTGCGGCATTATCTACATGATTGATAACTTCTTCTTCTGTTAAGTTTTCCATTTGATTTACTCTATTTTTTTTATACACTAAATTATTAGATTCATCTAAACCTGAACCTCTGCCATAAAAAGGTCCCTGCTGCGGGTTTCCAGTATTTACTAGATATTGAGATGGTTTTGAAGGAAGGTCTCCTGCTCCGCCAGGAACGCTTGGTTGAAAAGAAGTAGTTTGAGTTTGTTCAATTTTACCCCCACGCATTAACTGCGTAACGCCCTTTTTTGATAGCTCTTGTAAAATAAACCTAAGCTCTCTTTCATCAGCACAAGGTCTATACATAGGAACCTTCATTTGCTGCTCTAAATCGGTAGGATCACCCATAAGGGCAGCATAAAGAAGAGGCTGATCAGAATGCCTATCGGATTGATATAAATGACTTCCTGTGCAACCAAGTTCTATTGTACCTACCTTTTCTGCTTCCTTAGCGGAATAAAAAAGAAGTCCATCAGCAGGCAATTCTTCTGTTTTTGGTTTATTGGCTCTGTCAGCCAACTTCTGAGGGTCCTGAGACATATTTGGTTGACCCAACTTAGCGTCAGGATTTAATTGCATTTCATCAGGATTTAGTGGAGAATTTGTACTTTGGTAAGTAGGGAAAGGTACCGATGAAGCTGGCGGAACAGCATTAGCCCCTTCTAATGCCGCTTTGGATTTATTATTTATTATGATACTCAATATTTTACCTTTCTTTTTATTAGCAGGCTCTATAACTATACCTTGACCTGAAAAAATTATATTCTTGAGCCATCTTCCAACCTGATATTTTTTTCCATTATATTTGGTATAACCTCTACCCCCATAAGCGGTCAAGTCATCGGATATATGAGAAGTTTCTTCATTACGATCTACGTAAATAATGTTTTCGTCATCTTCATTTTTTCTTAAACAATATCCAAAATCTTCAAAAAAGCATTCCATAGAAACATAAAGATTTCTATCTTCTATACCGGCTTTTATCTTCTCAGCATATGAAGGAAAATACTGTGACCAAATAAGACCATCTTGTTTTATATGGACTTTTCCAGATGTAGTTTTATTAGAAGAAGATAAAAATTTGTTTTTATCAACATCATTCATAAAATCAATAGAAGGCAAATCCCCACTAACAAGCATAGATTTTACCATTACCCCAATATTCTCATTTTCACTGTCTTCAGAACCTCTATGCATCCAGTTAATTGGTTTAAATATTGGAGTTTCAGATGCTTTTACAATTTCTTCTGCAGTAAAAAGATCACCATTAGCATTCCATATGTCAGTCACTAGTATGGAGGATATTGGCGTAACGTCGTCTGTTATCTTCCAATCAGCGCCTCCTAGAGCTGACATTGCGCAAGCATTACCTTGACAAGCAAAAGCTAAATGTTTTACGTCAGAATTATTGTTTAATATAAGACTAGCGTCTGCAGTAATTCTATTTTGTAGAATCTTATCAGCTATATGCTTTTCTGAATTAAAAATTTTCATGGTATTTGATACACTTTAGATAATTTATTAGCAATAATAAAGTTTTTTAGAGTTTTAACACTGTTCACTGTGGGAGACTTTATTTTCTTAATTTCTTTGTTTAATTTGATCTTAAAATCTTGATATTCAACAGAGTCTGACTGAGAAACCTCTAAAATCTCTTCTGCAGTTAAATCAGCGCCTTTAAATTTTGCTAAAACCCTGTCTTTGGCTACGTCTATTTCATTTTTCTGAGAACTGTTTAACTGCCTCTTGTTGGATAGTTTAAATTTATCTAAATAAAAGGCCTCTAAAATATCTTCAATTTTATTGTGAAAGTTAGTAGCAGAATCTAAATGCTCTGCCCGTATTCTTTTTGATACTTTTCTTTTGACCGTATCTTTTGAGCCATTTGGTCTACCATTCGTTTTAATCGGCTCTTTATTGTTTTGTGAAGATGGAGGGTTTTCTGTCTTTATATTTACAAGCTCTTTATTCTTTTTATGATTACTGTCAGAAATTTTTGTCTGAATAAAAGGACTTAATTTTTCTGGCACAAGCGAATCTTTTCTTAATTTTTCTTCTGCATCTAGCCTAGATTTTTCAATATCCCACATTTCACCAATTTTTTCTACAATTGTTTGATTAGAGATAACATTTCTGTCATTTAACTCAGTTAAAAGTTTAAAATAACTAGGTTGATCAAATAAATTGTCTACATTAAACTTTATGCGAGGCTTATTTTGAAATGAAAGTTCCTCACAAATTATAGAAACTTCAGCATTTATCCAGTCTGTAATTGCTCTTCTAATGCCATCTATTCTTTTCATTAAGTTTCTTAAACCCATAAAAGAATCATTAGAACCTCCAGCAGAAGAATTTCCTCCTATGAGGCTTTTGTGAACACCCAAGCCAAGGAGCATTGATTCATAATTTTCAGTAAAGTTCTCTAATTTTTCAATTGGAGGAAAATACTGATCATAACTTAACATGGAATCCCAAATAATATCTAAAGTTCCTCCGCTGTGATTTTCTAAAACATTAGACAACCTAACGATAGAACCTAAATCTGGCAAAATTTCTTCCTTATGATCGCCAAGCCTCCATAATCTTACAGAGTTATACCAGCTGTCTAACGCGCTTATTTTTGCCATTCGTAATTTTTCATTGTAAATAACGTCATGCAATATACTATAAATAAAACTTTTTGCCCAAATATCGCTATCTTTCTTTTTATAATGAGCTACATATACGGAATCTTCAGATAATGGGATCAATACATCTCCGTTACCTTTTCCATTCAAAATTGCCGCCTTAACTTCTTTAGGAAAGTTTACTAGTACTGACTCTCCTTCCTTTTTGACCAAGCCTCTAAAATGAGCTATGTTCTTTGAGCCCAATTTAATAGCCCATTTTTTAACTCCAGAAAATATAGCTAAGTCGCCACCAATCAAAGATATAGTTTGAGGATCATAAAAAACGTACTCTAAAGGAATTTTTGATTTTATGGCTGCGTTAACAGAGTCTCGCTTCATTCTTCTAACGGCAGGCATGTCTATAGATTCAAATTTTCTTCCCGCTACGACATTTCCTTCAACAACAAAATAATTAGCAAATCTTTCAGCTCTTTCTTTAAGATTCACTTTTTCTGACCACTGCTTAAAGAAGTTTTGAATATTCTCATTTTCACTAACAAGCTCAATACCTTCTACAGCAATCTCTGTCATAAGGTCTATAACAGATCTTATAACACCAACACTTTCATAGGCTTCCCTGCAGGCAGTCATTATCTCTATATCTTTAGAGGGAATTCTTTCGTTTGGTCTAAATCTTTCCCATGCTTTTCTAGTAAATGGCGGCCTAACAGAAATTCCATCCTCAACATTAGAGTAAAAGCCACCAAAAGCCATTTGTGATGGATCTACTGAAGACATAGCCTTAGCATGCTTAGATAAGGCTTCATTTTTTTCATTGTTTGTGGAAGTGTAAAAAGTTTCTTTTTCCAAGATCTAACCTCAATGCAATTGTATACACATTGGAGTAATATGTATATAAAGTAAATAGAAAAGTTATAGCACTAATGATTCCTAAATATAATTTTTAACATTTTGAAAGTGTATAAAATTCATGCAAAAAATAATAGATAAACTTAATTTTATTTTTTCCGCAATTGAGCAGTTAATTTGTGGAAAAACGGAAGAGCAAATAATTATAGCAACGCTTAATGGTGAATGCAAAGGTGAGCCAATTAACGGACAAAAGGCGGTTAGAAACGTAATAGCAAATAGAGCAAACGGACCATCTTATATGCGTGTACCAAATCCTTTATATAATGGAACAAATAAGGAGGTTATAGCCTGTTTATCTAGATCGCAATTTTCAGTATGGAACGGAGTTACTAACTGCACACAATTTAACATTAGATATAATAAAGCTATGGAAGGAGCAACGATAACCTCAATACCAGAAGTTGATTATTCTGTTTTTACAAATGGCACAGGATTAACTTTAGACCAGGCTAAAAAAATATATTTATTTTGTAATCCAGATGCAAAAGCATCTAGAAAAAATAATGAAGGATGGGTAAAAATAGTTGTTAAACAAAGCGACGCAAATCCAAAAAAATCATCTTGGACAGCAGAAGTTTTAATTAACGGTCGAAAAGTAAAAGCTACTTTTATACGTATAGGAAATCACGTTTTTGTTCATGGTATTCAATAATAAAATTATTAGTATGAAATACTTCCATTTGTTCCGTCACGTCTAGAAGTATTTGAGGGTCTATTTGTATTAGAGTTGAGGTTTTTCATCTTTTTTAAACCCTTACCTTGATACATAGAGCCAGCAGAAAATTTATTTGATTTAACCTCTCTTAGGGAGTATCCGCCGAAAGAGAATTTAGTTTGCTCAGCAGGCGTATTTAAAACGCTTCTTGCTGCGTCATTCGCTAGCAACAGACTTGTAAAATGATCTTTTCTAAGTCTTAATTTTATACCTTCTGTAACAACTCCTTTTATTCTAGGCAGATCCCAAGTTTTGTGGCCTTTAAGAGTTGTTTGCTCTTGAATAAGCGTTGTTTGATATTTGCATTCTTCGATCTCATACTGAATATTTTCAATAGAAAAATCATCGACTTCATAATCCGCGTTTAAAATCCTGTTTTGCTCTACAGCTATGGCATCATAGGCAGGAAAAATATGCTGCATAGTTGTTATATCTTTGAGTAGATTGAAGTGTGCAGACTCATACCATTCTCTTGAAGAGAATTCTATAACCTTTATTATGTGCGCTCCTTGTCTATCCGAAACCTCTTCGTCATCTATGTCATATAGACAAAAACCCCCCTCTTGAAGCTTAGAAGGGTCTTTCAGACCTTCTATAACAGAGCGCCCACCGCCTCCAGAGTCTATATTTATTCTAATTATATTAAATCGTTTGCATAGCTCATGGATTTTTTTTATAATAAAAGTATTATAATCCTGTATTCCTTCATAAAATGCTGGATTCTTTTTCCTGTTAGCTTCAAATTTTTTTCTGTTAGTACTCCAACAAAAAACGTGCTCTCTATGTCCGTCAGCCAATTTTAAAATTGATATTGCAAAATTATCTCTTTCTGAAGCAGGATCTATACCCATTACGTATTTAGCATTGTTTTTACCAAAATCTTCTACGAAGAATTTTATTTCCCCGTCTTTAAGCGAGATAGGGCAGGTGGCTTTATGAATGGCTGAAGCTGGATAAAAACCATCTGAATCCTTGGCAAACACGCAACCATACTCCATTTTAAATATGGCCGAATCCATTGTAGCTTTACCCTGCTCTAAAATAGTTTTATCCATTAGTCCTTTTGGTAATTCGTCCCAAGGCAGTCTTATCACAGCATATTCACACTTCTCACCTTTATTGGCGTTTGAATAAACTAAATTACAGTAATCCATATAATACTTGTAGAAATGATTAAACTGGTATGTTGCTGTGCCAGCTATTATTATCTGATTTCCTTCAGATCCTTCGCCTCCTATAAACTCGTCTATAGAGTCGCTGTCTATACCTATTGACTTAAGGGCTTCAATTTGATACTGATGTTTAACTTTATCAAAAGTATTGTTGCTTTGTACAGAAGCAAATCCTCTAATGACAGTTTCAAAAATGTCTGGATTAACAGAGCCAAACTCGTCAACAATAATAGTGTTAGCTCTAAGACCTCTAATTTTTTCTCCGGTTCCTATTGGGATACCCATAATTTTGCTTTCGCCAATCTCCCAAGTAAAACCTAGAACCCCTCTTCTAGGACCGTTATTTGCGCCGCATATATCCTGCAGGATAGGAGAATTTTTCCATATGTTTTCCATAGATTCAAAAACTAATCCAGACTGCCTTAAACCAGCTCCGGCCACCACTATTTTACTGCCTTGATTTAATAAGGCTTTTGTGATCGCGTAACATCCTAACATTGTTGTTTTAGAGCCGCCTCTAGTCGCCAAAAGCATTGGTAATTTTTTATCCCAAAGAGTCTTAAGTATAGACATCTGATATGGGAATAGGTTCATATTCAAAAGAGTCTTAACGGTAAAAGGTAGATATCGTAAATCTTTAAATACAGAAACTAAAGCTTCTGGAATATCATTTTTAGATAGGTTTTCTCTAAAAACATTTTCAGTTGTTATTTTAAAAGTGTCACCTATTTCTAAATAGGCATTATTTAGATACTCATCTATGTGATCTTTTGACCAATTATTTTGCATTTTCTCTTTCTATTATTAGGTGCTTAAAAATGTTGCATACATATTTTTTTGCAAAATATTTATTTGATAAAAATAGAGTTTTGACATTCCATTTGTGGTCTATTTCGCAGACTCTTTTTAAGATAAAATCTGGAGAAAGCGTAAAGTATTTTCCTTTTAATGGGTTTCGTATTGAGTATCTAGCAAAAGAATCTCTTAAATCGTCCTCTACCACTATGTATGATCTTTTGTATTCAGCTAACTTGTCTAGTTCTTTTTGAAATCTGTCCCAATTTTTTCCAAAATTACCTATTATTTCTTCTATGCTGTTTTTACGTTCTATTATAATTCCATCTTTATCACAAAATCCATCAATTGAGTAATCGCCACATGGTAAAGCTTTGGTTTCTATATTTTTAACAAAAAATTCAGACGGCAAACCTTCGGAAAAATCCCATGGTTTTTTTTCTCTAGAATCAACTATTACGTTTGCGTATATTGTTTCTTTTAAAGTTTTTATTGCCTTTTTTCTTTCTATTGAATCTTTTCGGCGCATTTAATTTTTCCCAATCATTCTGATTGCTGTTAGCTATTACTTTCTTAAAAAAGATGGATTCATATTCAGATTCTTTTCCAGTAATTTTTTTGTGGTGAGCCTTACAAAGCGTGATACCATTAAATACTTCTGTTCTAAGCCTATGATATTCTGAGTATTTTTTGATATGATGCACTTCTAATTCATGTCTTACGCAACAGTTTGGGTACTGACATGTAAAATTGTCTCTTTTTAGAACTTCAGCTCTAAATTTTCTATAGCCTTCGTAATCTCTATCTCCTCTTTTAGATCTCACCAAAAATAATACACTTAAATATCTTTTGTGTCGCTGAGATACATTTCATATAAAACATCTTTCCAATTAAGACTTGCTTTCCATCCTAGTTTTTTATTGGCTTTTTCAGGATTAGCGCACAATAAATTTACCTCTGCCGGTCTTTTCATTTTGTCGTCTATCACATACGGCGTCTCTGATATTCCAGATACAGATATAACAAAATCTAAAGCTTCTTTAATAGAAGCGGTTTCTCCAGTGCCAATAACATAATCATCAGGATGATCTTGCTGCAACATTATCCACATTGCTTTTACATAATCTTTTGCATGGCCCCAATCTCTCTTAGCTTCTAAATTACCAAGAGTAAATTTTTGTCCATTTTTAATAAAATTTGATATGCCTCTTGTTATTTTTCTTGTTACAAAATCCAAACCTCTTCTAGGACTTTCGTGATTAAATAATATTCCACAGCTAGCATGAATGCCATAAGCTTCTCTGTAAAGACCAACCATTTTATGCGCATAAAGCTTAGCTGCAGCGTATGGACTTCTAGGATCAAAGTTCGTGCTTTCGCTCTGAGGTCCAGGAGAATTTCCAAAAAGCTCAGAAGTAGAAGCTTGATAAAACTTGGTAAGAGGACTACTGTTAACAATTGCTTCTAGTGCGATTGCTACAGCTTCTCCGTTATTTTTTAAAGATACTGTAGGTTCTTTAAAACTTTGCCCAACATGCGAGGAGGCTGCCAAATTATAATATTCATCTGGTCTTACTGATGATATTAAATTATTTATGCCAGAAGCGTCGGTTATATCTAAGTTGATCAAAGTAAAATTTTCATGATCAGCGAAGTTTTTTATAAAATCATTTTCTCTGGAAGAGCATCTTCTAGAGACGCCAAATACCTTGTATTTTTTTTCTAGAAGAAATTCGCATAAATAAGAACCATCTTGACCTTGACATCCTGTTACTATTGCTATTTTATTCATTTTTTAATCTCATTTCTTTTACGGTGTCTGAATCTAAAAGTTGAGGAGCCATTTCTCCGTCCATAAATTCTATCGCATTTCTAAGCTGATTTGTTTTTGAATCCATAGAAATCTTAAGAAGTTCGGCCATCCGACCCTCTTGATTTCTAGTTTTCTTAGAGTCGAACTTTTTGCATAAAGAAAAAAAAGTATCAGCTCCAACTTTGCCTTTTTCTTCTCTTTGCTTTCTCGTGATATTTAGACTTTCGCTTAGTTTCGTGCTTTTTTCAAGCAAGTCTTTATATTCTTTATTTAAATCCGTCATTCTCAAACTAGCAGCAAAAACTTTTTCATAAACAGCAGCTTGCGACGGGTCAGTTAGATCTAATTCTTTTATATCTCTTGCTCCGCTTTCCTGCATTAAAGAATCTCTAAGATTTATAGCCTTTGAATAATCATATTGATTTTTATCTATTCTTAGTTTAAGCAATATAATTTGTTCAATACTATTTTCTTCAGTATGATTTAAGTCTTCAAGTTGCTCATGATAGCTTGCCCATTCGTCACAAAACGTAGACCATTCATCTTTATTTAAAATGTTTTTAAGTCTTCTTCCTCTTGCAGAATTTACTATATCTTGAATCCAATGATTTCTATCTACTTCTAAAATCTCAGGTTTTTCTTCAGTTAAATTAAAATCTTCATTTAATATTTTCTTTTTATATCTATCGACAGTTTTATAAGAACAGTTAAGCTGCCTAGCTATTTCTGCAACTGAAACTTGATTTAAATTATCTTTAATAAATTTAATTTGAGATTGGGATAACTTTTTATTCATTATTATTCCATTCTAGCAGAATTTCTTTTATTCTAAATTCTAGTTTATTACGATAGTAAGAGGTTACCGCCTCATTAGAAAGACATGCTTTAAATATTTCTTGGTAGATAGGATCTAATCTTTCCATGACGAATTTTTGTAGCTCCTCATATTCTACAGTATTGTAAATATTTGAATTGACTACTGCGTTCTTATCAAAAGAACAATTGGTTTCTTCAAAAGAATTCGCTGAGCTAGCTAATCTTTTTCTAGATTCTGCGTGCTTCTTATTAACAGAAGAACAGTTATCTCTATAAAAATTTTTAAGTCTATTCTTTGCTATTTTATTAAGCCACTTTTCTAAATTTTTTTTAGGATTTCTATCTGTCTCTTTAGACTTTTCATAAAATTTTAATTGCTGAAGACATATTAACTTAACTTGAGACTCTATATCATCTTCTGTCATGAACCCAAATTTTTTAGATCTGTGTATTTTTGCTACAGAATTTATAATTTCAACAACTTCGCTATAGGATACAGACCAATCTTTTGATTTATTTATTTTTAAAAAATTTTTGATGGGGTCTTTTTGTTTCACCTATAATCTTAGGTAAATTTGGACTTTTTTTTAAAAAAAGTGCGCTTTAATCATTATAATGTGTAATACTTAGTAATACTATGGAAAACAGTTTAATTTCAAACGGATCTAAAAAGAGATGGACTGAAGTGGAAAAGAATTTTTTGGCCTTGAATGCTGAAAAAATGAGAGACTTAGATATTTCTGTTCATTTAAAAAAAACCCTAAAGTCTATAAGAGAAATGAGAAGGCGTCTAGGATTAGTTAAAGAATCGGGTAGGGGTAAAGTAAAACTTAGAGGTAAATAATGTCTTTATTACGACTAAGCGCTACTGCAAATTGCCTTAATGACAACTATTTGAATGCAAATTCAACCTCACAAAATAATGGCTCTCAAACAAACATACGAGTTTCATACGTATCAGGAGTTAAAAACGTTAGCCTGTTAAGGTTTTTAATACCATCTACTGTTACTAAAGATAATTTTATTGAATCTAGACTTGTCTTAAAACAAGTTGGATGGGAAGGTAT